CTTAGACTTCCAGCTACGGGCGGAGCGATTTCTGCCCGTAGCTATGATGATATTTGTATCCATATTACATCGCTCCTCCCTTCGCAAATTGGATGTCTCTTATAAATCGCGGTACTTGTAATTTATGCTTTTTAACCCATTGGCATACAGCATAATTGACGTCGTGGTTATCACTAACACATCTGTTATTTTTTAACTTAGCCTGATGTATTTCAATGAAGTTATCTGTATCCTTGCTAGGATTAACTTCAATACATGCTACAGGTTTATCGCTTTTATAGACGCCTACGATGGCACACGTTCCGGCTTTTACCTTATCGACATAAGTACCAACGCAATTATTCAATTGCACGCCTAATCGGATGATGCCGTGCGTTGATTTGATCACGTTGAAAGTTAGCCCTTCAACTGAATCAGCTAATTTTTTATGGCGAAGACTCTGTTGCACTGGCAAGTTTTCGGCTTCTTCAAATTTAGATAGACACACAATCTCGTCGTGCAGGTCTTTAATCTGAATTCGTCTAGCCCAAACTTCCTTCTTCTTGCTTCTTGATAATCTAAGATACATATCAGATGTATCTTTAATTTCAGAATAGGAATCAGCATTTTTAATAAATAATAGAGTACGCCGCTCACCGTATTGGCGCATCATAATGGCTAGGAATTTTGTAAACATAAGCAAGGCTTGTTCGCTATTCCATATTGGCCACGATTGAATATATCCTGTGCCCCCACCTTCCTCTGCTACGAGGTCTGTAAAGGCCTTTTGATAATCCATACTTTTGAATATCTTGCTGGCCGTCTTAATGACTTTCACATAAAAGAAAGGACGTATTGACAGCAACCTTCTAACCCAGCGCTTATCCGGCAATTCATAAAGCTGTATTAGAGCTTTAATAAAAGGGGTCCCGGTGCTTGTTAACTCAGTAATACTTGAAGTGCACACCTTGTCAGAACCGAAAGGCCTAAAATAGGTGTCATAGTCTTTAACTAATGTATCATTAAGAGCGGGCGCATCCGGTGCGTGCATTTTCCAAATTAGGTTATGGAGCAAATTATCAAGGGCCCCATATTTGGCTGATAATAAAACACCCTGCCTAATAGCCTTAACTCTGTAGCCTACTTTTTTAGATAACTTAGTAAAATAGGCTTCCTTTAGCACTTTGGCAAAAGTCTTTAGCTCGTTTTTATGCTCCGCTAATCGACAATTTGGAGTTGTTACAAGCCATCGTAAGGGTAATGACTTTGAGTAAAAGCACGATATGTTAGGTTCGATTTCAGATACTATATCGGCACGAGTACGCTTCTTTTGAACCAGGAATACTTTTCCTTGTTTAAAATCAAAACGCAATATGTCGATAAGATGAGGCTTGTATCCGGGGTAAATCGACTGCATATCATTATCGACATACACTGTGTGGTAGTCGAATTTAACGTCTAATATTGATCCCCTATCGATGATTGAAAGTTCAATATCAAGCGGAATATTATCATTACTCGAAACCTCAGCAACACAATCATCATTTGTGTGAATGAGTTCACCACATTGCGGGCAATAAAACTCATTTGACATATAGGGGTCTACGATTTTGCCCATACCGGATGGCACGGAAGGCCACAAGCAGGCAAAGGATTGCCCGCAATCTACGTGGTAATGTACAGCAGGTGACCAAGAGTTCACTTGCTTGCGCCGTACTAGGTCATACAGCTTTTTGACTGACAAACTAAATAATACCTTCATAAGGCGCTAACCTCTTTCTTATAACAAATCGTCTAAATCGTCTTCTTCATCAACTACAGGAGCATCTTCAACAGGAAGGACTTCCTCTACAGGAGCTTTCTTTTTAGTAGTACGCTTACGCTTAGGTTTTTCAGCGGGTTGCTCTTCTACTTTAGGAGCGTCATCTACGGCTGGCGTTTCTTCAGTCTTTGCGGGCTCTGCTTTTTTACCGTTGAGTACTTTAAGCCCTAAATCACAAGCAGCGATACAACCTTCGCAGTACGCCATAGCTGCGTCTTTACGTTCGCTAGCAGGTGCGTTTTTTACTAATTCGTATAAGCTATCAATGGCTTCGCGTTGTTGTTTAATTTGTTCTTTGTTAATCATAATGACTTCCTCCTAGTCTTTCATATAATACGGGTTCTCAAACCCTGCTGCGTTTAATATGAGGCCCTCATTCCAGGGCTCAGGTTCACACATAATATCTATAACTTCTTCTAAACTGCCTTCGCCTATAGGCGCTTCGATAACCACTTCATCGTGGATATGGGCTACAATCTTGTACCCTGCTTTTGCCAGTCTTAGCATGGATGCGGCCAAACAATCTCTTGCAACGGCTTGTACAATGTTTTCGACGAGCTTTCCACCGTAGGTTTCAACTCTGCCCCATGTATTCTTAACCTGATCCATACCGTCATACTCAATCGATTCACTACCGAACCGGTTGAGCCCTATTCTAGGTCTTGCATAAGCAAGCCTACGTCCGGAGGGTAGCTCGATAAACATAAACCCTTTCGATTTAAAGAATCGAATGTTACCTTGCCTAATTCGTACAGGTTCGCCAGTCTTTACGACTTTCTTGGCCGCGGTATCTGCATCCTTCCAAAATCTTGTAATTCGTGGACTAGCTCGTCTCCATGCTTCGATGATACCGGGAAGTTCTGATTCTGGAATTTCCCCCTTTGAGTCCATCGATTTCATGGCCCCTACGCCACCGCCATAGCCGAGTGCCAGTTCTGCAACCTTCCCCTTTTGTCGAAGGTGCCCATTCACACCGTGCTTCTCAACAGGAACGTGGAACATGCTTGATGCGGATGCACAGTAGATGTCTCCACCTTGCGCAAATACATCTTGTCGCCACTGCTCGTGAGCGAGCCAGGCGATAACACGTGCTTCGATAGCACTGAAATCAGCCACTATAAAGCGGTAGCCTTCCTCTGCTACGAGAGCCGTACGAATGAGCTGCTTGATCACATCACCAGGGTTTCCATAAAGTAGGTCTAGCAATTCTACATCTCTACTTTTAAGAACGTCCCGAGCTGTATCTAAATCTTCTAGGTAGTTACGCGGAAGGTTCTGCAGTTGTACTACACGACCTGCCCATCGTCCACTTCTCATGGCTCCGTAGAACTGAAGCATGCCGTGGATACGTCCATCGGAGCATACGGCATTTTTCATGGCCAAGTACTTTTTAATGGAAGAGTTGCCCAGGACTTGTCTATTCTTCAGCACGGTGCGCACATCGGAAGGAATATCCCGTGATAGTAGATTTGATACGTCATCTTTTCGCATGGTTTCGATTTCATAGCCAAGCTGATTTGATAACCAATCCTTAAGTTGCAACGTACTATTGGGGTTATCTAGCCCTGTTAGTCGCGCCGATGATGCAGTGGCCTTTTCTACGATTTCATCGTTACATTGAAGAGCCGCATCAACGAGGTCCATATCTACTTTTACACCCCTCCAGTTGATGTCTTGATCCAGTAGCCAATACTCGTGTTCAATGGTAGGCGGTTTTAAAGAGAGTAAGCGTTTACGAATTGCCTTTTCAACCACCACATCCTGCCTGTTGTATTCAATAAATTCGGCCCATTTATCAGGCGCATCCTCCGGCATATTCCGTGTCTTAGGATTTGTCTTCGTAGGCTTACGCGGAACGGAGAAGAATTGAATCAATCGTTTACCTCGTGAATCCTTGGCTTCTCCTAATTTCAAAGCCTTGGACACATTATCGAGGCTTGCAGGTAAACTGCAGTATAACGCTAGCACAGAGGTACATTCCCAATTCGTGTAGTCCGCATCAGGGAAGTACTTTTTTAGACATAGCATTTCAAACGCTGCATTGAACGCGGTCTTTGTAATTTCCTTATTATACAAAGCGTCCACCACCCTTTTGGGTAGTGGATTCTTTGTCATATCAATTACTTCGACGGGTTCGTCATCAAAGCTATAGGCAAAGAGCAGTATTTCAAATGTTGTATCGTCAACATATCGCTGCGCCCCATATTTAATAGGGCAGGCGCAATAGGTTTCCACATCAATACTGAGCTCCATATGTGCCTCCTTAGATTAAATCGTCGTCATCGTCTAGGTCGCCTAAATCATCATCGCCAAAGTCATCAGCAGATACATGTACGCCGCCTAGGCGTTCGCCATCTTTGACTTTACGGATGCCGTTTAGGCCAAAGCCTACACCCTTCTTACCGTTGAAGTTATAGGCAAAAACGGAAAGCGCAACTTGTGCATATACACCAGAGTAGATTTCTTCTTCGATGTCGAAGTCATCCATTTTGATTTTGTCGCGTGTAAACACGATAGGTTGCTTATCGCTGTTAGCGTTAATGAAGTATTTGCCAGCATATGTTTCAGGTTGGTCAACTACTACATCATCAGTATCGCCGTCGCGTAAGTTCAATTTGAGGTAGGCTGCTTTGCCTTCTACCTTAGCAACTGCTTTTGGATCCGCTTTAAGTTCTTCAATCGCACGTTCAAATGCTTTGATAGTCTTCTTATCTGTTTTATCGATAATGATTTGGGAACTATATTTTGCTTTGCCGTCGTCGTTTTTACGAGGGGAAGCGATATTTGCATAGGAAAGTCTTACTACACCAGTTGTTAATTTAGCCATGTTACTGTCTCCTTATTTCTTAAATGGGTTACAATTATGTTCGAACCCTATTACCGTGTTAAATAAATTATCTAATTCGTCTTCGATATCAGACCTTTCGTCATCTAGTTGAATCCACTCATCGTCTTCTTCCCAAGAATATTTCGAAAGGTCTAATTCAGTTTTATAATAGTCTTCTATCGCCTCACACTTAGCATCTACTGCGCAATAGCGAACGTGTAAGCTAGTGGCATAGGCAATAGTAATTTGGTAAAGCTCGTCGAGGTAATGCCCCCGTTCGTGGAGCTCTTTTGCGATAGCCCGTACAGATGTCATTTTTCAATCTCTGCCATTAGCTTCGCTACTAATGCTTCTAGTTTAGAGATACGGCTTTGCGCATCCTTCGCTTCAGCTACGTAATCGCTACCTTTACCAAATTTGAAAGATGCGCTCACGTTGTACATATTTTCACTTCCGAAAGTTCCTGCAATGCCTAGCAATGTTTTTTCATTAGGTCTGTAGTACAAGCCTAATGCCACTGCATTGGCATTGTGGTAATGGCCATATGCAATAGATGCGCTGAACTTATCTTCTTTGTTAAACTCCATAGGATGTAGTCCAGCTAATGCAGCCGCACCTGCACCTACTTTATTTACACGGCCATCTAATCGGCTAATATCTGATTTTAAATTCGTTAAAGCGTTATGTGTTTGATGCTCTAGTACATCAATTCGTTGCTCATGATTTGCTAAGATACGATTGTGTGCATCCATATCTTCACTCATTGTATTAATGGCATCATATGCAGCATGTAGCTGTGATCCATTTACCGCATCAGTTGAAGATGCATCTATACGGCCTGCAGCAACGTTCTGAATTTGTCGAACATAATGTTTTACACCACCATATCCTGCACGGTCTTTACTACCAACGCTTACTACTGATGTTGCATCTGTACCAGCAAATACATATGTTGTATTATTTACCTTCGCTTGTAGTTGATTAACCGCATCATCTGTTACACTATTCGTTCCTAGTGCAACACTATTTGCCTTATCCGCGATTGTATTGTTTCCGAATGCGAGTGCATCAGTAGCTAATGCTTTGGCGTGTGTGCCAAAGACGAGAGCACCTTGGCCAGTTG